CCCATTGCACCCATTGCGTGGCGTATTCGGTCAGGATTGCAGGACCAGCATGTCGGCTGCCTGTTCTCTGAGTGCCCGGTAGCGGTCAAGATCGTGGTCGTACTTGGCCGCTTTCATCTGGCCCAGCAACCGGTCAAGTTCATCTATCTCGAACTCGCAGATAGCAAGTTCGTCATCGTCCTCATCTGTACGAGGGTCCAGCGGATGGCCGGTAGGAATGCCCCAGGTGTCTCCAAGCCCAGCAGTGATAAGTTGCGTAGTCATGACACTTCCTTCTCTTAGTCGGGTTGCGCTAACGTATGCACAACTAAACATTAGCGCTACGCCAAAATATTGTCAAGCGTGTTGCACTAATAATTTTGCTTTTTGAGTTAGTGATGGGGAGAAGAGAAGGGAAACGTGTCCGAGCGGACCGAAGCAGAAAAAATGAAAAGCTAAAAACCCGAGACAAGGTAAAAAATCAGATAGGACTTAATTTTTTACATATATTCACATTTCTAGAAGTGAAAAAAACATCCTCTATACGTTTACATTCATTTTCAGGACTACGTAAGTACCATCAAGCTAATATACATATACATTTACAGTATAAAAATTGAATTTAATATTCAAAATCATAGATTTAATTAAACTAAATTTTTTGTAATTTCAAATATTGCTATTACAGTAAAACAAAGAAAATGACTTTAGAATGAAACAAGAATGAGATGTTTTCTTACTCATTTTCTAGGACTTTTCCTAGCATGTCTTTCCACCTAGCGAAACAGTTATACCTAAGCACATGATTACATTTATCTATTTAAGGCTCCATGTTTGCAAATAAGGGAAATGTAATTTTTACATCGATTTTTAATGTAAAATAAATAATTAAATCTTTCAAAAATCAATACCGTATCGATAAAAAAATATTCAATAAAAAATATATCTATAAAAAAATCAAATAGATGATTATTTAGGAAAGATTTAAATAAGTTACTATTTAAATTATGCTAATAAAGTGAAAAAACCCTATATATCAAAATCTTACAATTTTAAGGATTTAAAGACCCTATTCTGGGTATTGACACTATCTAGTGATTAGAAAAATATAGAACCGTGACGTCAGCAAGTATTGGGATAGCCACAAATAGGCGACACCTCAGCGATTTGGCCCACTGAGGCGTCTCGTGAAAACGCATACATCTATAGCTACCAAAAGTAAAAAAAGAGGCGCAAGCCCATCCGTCAATAAAACTAGTCTTACCGGGGGGTAGGAATGAAGACCATTGCCGCTCACTCTCCTTTTCTACGTACTGTAGGTGGAAGTTATGTCCTGGCCGTACCGCAGGACGCCACGAACGAAGATATACTCATTGAGGTGTCAGCTTCTATCGAAGCGGCACAGCATTATCTTAATGTTCTAGCAGACAGCAATAAGGATAAAGAATCGATCATTGCTGGTCTTTATGGCGTTATGCGCTATTTGGAAATCTCAAAAGGCTTAATCGATTCAGTAGAAATATGAAGCAACCCGCTCCGGCGGGTTTTTTATTTTTCCTTTGAGTATTTGAGCTTGGCCTCAAGCAAAACCTGCCTGACTCCGGTTTTGACCCACTCTTTTCCGTCTTCGGGTAGGTCGTTGTAAATAGACTCGTTCATTGGCAATCTCACCCAATCAGCGAGAGCAAGAGGAGGAAGGTCATAAGAAGCAGCAGGTTCTGCTACGCGATAGACAGCCTGCTCCTCCTGTACTTCCTCATCTAAAGTATCCATCCATCCTTGCGGCTTTTTGCATACCTTTTCAAGTCGGCGCGCGAACGGGCTGCCAATCCCCTTTGGTTTGCCGGTTCTGGAATCGGGCGTACGGTTCTTGTATTGACTGATAGTAGAGGTATTCGCCAGCCCCAGAGCCTTGGCAATCGGCGTTAAACCATTAGCCTCTTCGATCAGTTGTAGAAGTCGCTTATGGCGAATTTCTTCTATTGTGCTCATATATCAGCGTCTTTTTCATTTTAGGGCTTATTTAGGGCCTAAGCTCAGCAGCGGCAGAGACCAACGATTCAAAAACCTGAATTCATTAATCGAAACAATGGGATTCAAACTCGCGACCCCTTGTATGGGGTGCAAGTGCGTTCATTAAATAGCAAAACGCCAACGTGATGTGTTAGCGCAGAACTTGCAAAAACATTTGTGTTACGCTAATGTTTAGTTAGCGGCATGAATCTACTGCAGATCTGAGGTGCAAGTCATGCGACACGAATCGCACAGATCCTTCATCGCTACGATGCTGGATCATATCAACGGCTGGCGAAAATCAAACGGATGGAGCCGTGAGACGGCGGTGCAGCAAATTGTCGAGGCTCACGACAGCATCCGCGGGCCTGCAGTAACGGGTATTCGCTTCGAGCCGAACACGGCGGACGCCTTCGAGCGTAGCAAGGTTAACGCCGACCGCGTGTTCCGCTGGTTGGACGACTCAAGCAAAGACACCAACCTGCTGCCCGCAAATTTCATCCCGTCAGTTCTATCCGCCCTGCCGATTCAGCAGCGGCTTCATTGTCTGAACGATCTTCTGCGAGGGTTGGGTGTCAGCGTCATCCTGAAAGACAGCCAGAACACCGCCTCGTTGGATGCGGTCGCCCTGCTGTGCTCGATGCTCAAGGAAGATACGGAAGCACATCAGGCCGTTGCAGCGCTCATTAGGGAGGCCACGCTTGAACAACTGATTACCGCACGCAAGGAACTCGTCGAGTCGATTGACGCCACAAAGCAGGCGTTACAAGCAATAGAAGGGGCATTAACAGAGATAGAGGGGCTGTCATGAAAGCCCCCCTTATCTCCTTAGACAATCAATTTCAAAACATGACCCCACAGTCCTATGGAGTCTTTGTTTGGCGCGTGTCCTTTTTCAATCATCACGATGTTGTAAACCAGCAATCCCATCGATTTCAGAGTTTCAGGAGCAGTTGCGCAAAGCTGGATGTACTTCTTATCCAAGGCGGCCTCTTTACAGCCGGAAGACATCGCCAGCAACTTCCCAAACTCTTCAGCGGCCATCTTATGGGTCAGGGCTTTTTCAGCCGGTTTAACCACATGGTTCAGAATCGTAATGACCGCAATGACAGCTCCGATAACCCGCAGCCATTCGACAGAAAAAAATACTGTGACGGCAGCACAACCAAAAAACAGTGCAACTATTTCAAATGCATGATTAATGCGCCTGTACAAAGCTGCATGATGCAGGTGCAAACACTGTGCATACCGGATATCAAACTCTATCTGGTAACGGGTTCTATCGGAATTTGCCATTTTGTTGCCCTCTTTATCTATTCCCGGGCTGTGGTATCGGCGGTGGCTGAGAAGGCCCGGGTCTTGGTGGAACGCTACCTCTCTTACCGGTGGCAGTTTGAGTTTTCATGGCATGCCTCCTTTGCATATGTAAATGAACTGATAGGAAAAGTAATTTTACACCTCAAAGTGAGGTATGCCGCCCCATTAACTTATCCACATCAATTAGCCAATCCTGCGTCTCTCCTAATCACGATACATATGGGGAAAAGCCAATGAGCGTCGAGGCCATTACATGGGCACTGAAGCAACCCGTTAGCCAGTCGAGCACGAAGTTTGTACTGGTCGCCTTGGCAAACTGCGCCGACGGCAGGTCATTCGAGTGTTATCCCTCCATCGCCTATCTGTGCGACGCCACCTCCCAGAACCGCAAAACGGTAATCGACAATATCCGCCGTCTGGTCGATGACGGATACATCATCGATACCGGAGAGCGCAGGGGAAGAACGGCGAGCATCAAGCAATATCGTCTGAATGTTGGAGCAGTACCGAAACCGGTACGACTTAAGCATCCCGAAAACGGTACTGCTAAAGAGTCCCAAAAACGGGACTACTTAGCGGAAACAGTACCGGAAACGGAACTGCTAAGTGATACCGAAACCGGGACTACTCAAGAGGAAGCAGTACCGTTTTCGGACGGAAGCAGTCCCGTTTTTGGACATGAAGCAGTACCGAAAACGGGACACGGAACCGTCAGTGAACCGTCAACTAACCGTCAGGAAGATGCGCGCGAGTGCGCATCCCCTCCCCCTGCTGCTGCAAAACCAAAAACCCAAAAGCAAAAAATCACCTTCCGAACGTTTGCTGAACGGACAAAGGCCGAAGGTCAGGAACTGATCCCCGGCGATGATCCGATTTTCCGGTGGGCGGAGGATGTTGGCTTGCCCGATGGGTGGCTGCTGCTTGTGTGGCAGGAGTTTCGCCGCCGCTACCGGGAGAGCGACAAGCGTTACGCCGACTGGCGGCAGGTATTCCGTAACGCCGTGCGCGGCAACTGGTTCCGCTTCTGGTGGGCCGACGAGGATGGCCGGATGGCATTGACCACGGTCGGCATCACCGCCTTACGTGCCTATTCCCGGCAGGAAACGGAGGCGGTGACATGAGCCAAGCTCCCCGCATCAATGCGCTATCCCAAGAAGCCGAACAGGGCGTGCTCGGCGCACTGCTCAACGACGGTGAAGCATTCGACCGCATTGCCGTCAGCTTGCGCCCGGAGCACTTCTACCGGGAAGATCACCGCCTGATTTTCCGGACTATTGCCGAGGCGGTCGCCAGCGGCAAACCGGCCGATGTGCTCAGTGTCGACAACGCCCTCAAGATGCAGGGCAAGGAGCGTGCTGCCGGCGGTTTCGCCTATCTGGTCGATCTGGCAAACAGCATGCCCTCCTCCGCGCTGATCAAGCGTCATGCGGAGATCGTTGTCGAGCATGCGCAACTGCGTGGCCTGCTCGCGGCAAGCGGTGAGATTGCGCAAATGGCGCAGGAAGCCAGCATCACGACGGCGGAGAAGGTAGCGCGGGCACAGGCACTGATCCAGGCAATAGGCGACAACGCCGCGCTTGGCAAGCCCACACCGCAGAGGTTGGCAGATGCCGCGGCACGCCACATGACTCGGATGCAGGAACGCACGACCGGCGAGGAAGACGCGATACCGACAGGCTTCACTGACCTCGATCTGCTGCTGAACGGTGGTTTTCGCCGCGGGCAGTTGGTGTTCATTGCGGGCCGGCCAGCGATGGGTAAGACCTCCCTCGCCCTGCAGATGGCGCTCGCCGTTGCCAAGCACGGTCAGCCGGCGCTGGTGTGTTCTCAGGAAATGCCTGAACGCGATCTGATGGATCGGGTGTATGCGCTTCAAAGCGGCGTGACCCTTGAGACCATCATCAAGGGCAATCTGGTCGGACAAGAAAGAGACCGCATCAACTCCGCTTCCGCCCTCTTCGCCCAGATACCGCTTTTCATCGATGAGCAGTCATCACTCACGTTTCTGGACGTGGCAACCAAAGCGCGATATGTGCGCCGTCAATGCAATGGTCTCGGTCTGGTAGTGGTCGATTACCTGCAGTTGATGGCCGGCCAAGGGGATAGCCGCAATGACAGCCGCAACACCGAAATCGAGCAGATCAGCCGGTCATTGAAAGCACTGGCAAAGGAACTGCGGGTGCCGGTAGTAGCGCTCTCGCAGTTGAACCGCGGCCTCGAACAGCGTCCGAACAAGCGTCCGTTGCTTGCCGATCTGCGGGACTCAGGCTCGATTGAGCAGGACGGCGATATCGTCATGTTCATCTATCGGGATGAGGTCTACAACGAGAAATCGCTCGACCTTGGTACGGCGGAAATCCTTGTGCGCAAACATCGTCAGGGCCGGCCCGGTCAGGTGCGGCTCGCATGGCGCGGCGAGTGTACCGCCTTCGGTGATCTTGACCATTCCGCATGGCAGGAATACCGCCGCGTGGAGAAGGAAAAGCGCGAAGCGGACAAACCCATGCGCCGGAACCGGCAGAAGGGGTTCAGCGATGCATGAGCGTAATCAGCAGAACTGCCTCACCTGCCGCCACCGTTACACCCCCGGCATGTCGGAGGGCTACTGCGGCGCGCGTGATGATCTGCCGCCGGCATACGGCGAAAACCACCCACTGCGCAGGCTCCCGAAGGATAGGGGCGCGTCCTGTGCGCAATTCAAAGCGAGGGAAATATGGACAGAATCCGCCTGATCGTGCGCGGCACACCCGCACCGCAAGGGTCGAAATCTTTCCGTGGCATGTCGAAGTCTGGCCGCGCCATCCTGACCGAATCATCCAAGAAGGTGAAGCCGTGGCGGCAGGATGTGAAAGCGGTCGCCGAGGAGTTTCGGGAGCGCACCGGCCTGATACCGTTCGACGGCCCTGTCATTGCGCGAATGATCTTCACCGTACCGAAGCCGAAGAGCGCTCCGAAAACCCGCCGCACCTACCCGATGCGCACGCCCGACCTCTCAAAGCTGCTGCGCTCGACCGAGGACGCTCTGACGGACGCGGGAATATGGACCGATGATGCGCGGGTAATCGACTACGAGCGGTTATGCAAAACCTATCCGGGCGAGGATGCCGAGGCACTCGATACGCCGGGGGTGGTGATCGAGATCGCACCAGCAGAAGGTTTTGCTTTTCAGGAGGCGAGATGAAAACAGCATTCAACACTTTATTCAATGCAGGGATTATCGGACTACTGGTCGCACGGTTCGGTTATGGCATCGAGCCGGCGGGAAACCTCCTCCTGTTCTATGTCTGGTTCTGCTTTGTAGTGGCCGCTCTAATGTATCTCATGATGATGAGAAACATTCCTGTGTCGATTGAAGGCGGACAACACGGTTATGTGTATAAGGCTTGGAGTTGGGGTGTCTTTTTCTGCACGGTTGGGACGCTGGTATGGCACGCATGGTTCTGGTCTGCATCAGCATACGTTTTCGCTCAGTTGATATTCATCATCGCCGAAAAACACAATGATCCAAACGAACACGAGAACACCGGGGAAGCCAAAACCGGGGTGACGCTATGAGCCGCCCTTCCGCCAGCTCTGCCGAGCGTGACTACATGGGCCGCGTTGCCGCGCTCGGCTGCATCCTCTGCCGCCGGCTCGGTATCGGCGGCACACCCGCGGAGGTCCATCACCCACGCACCGGGACCGGCGCCGGCAGACGCGCAAGTCACATGGATACGGTGCCGCTCTGCCCCGAGCACCACCGCGGCAACGGTGGTATTCACGGCATGGGCCGTAAAGCCTTCGAGCGGCAATACGCCGTCACCGAGCTTGAACTGGTCGCTCAGACCAAAAGGGATGTCGCGCTATGGCAATCGATATAGGCGTCGTCAAAACTCCGGACGGTAAGTTCCGCGGCTGGTCACAGCAGGACGATATCCGCCTTCAGAAGATGCGCGCCAAGCTCAAACGCATGCAGGCCGGCGCCATGATGATGATCAGCTACAAGCAGCCGCGCAACCTAAAGCACCACCGCAAGTTCTTCGCTCTGGTGCATGCCATCGTCGCCAACAGCGAGACCTACGACACCGAGGAGAAGGCACTTATCGCGGTGAAGCTCGCCGCGGGTCACGTCGATTTCGTCCCCGATCCGAAGACCGGAGAGCTGACGGCGGTACCGAAGTCGGTCAGCTTCCCGAGCATGGACCAGGATGAGTTCGAGGAGTTCTACGAACGCGCCGTGCAAGGTGTCATCACCCATATCTGCCCGCACATGACCCGGCTCGATCTGGACCGAGCTATTGAAATGGTCGCCCACTTCTGAGGAGAAAACATGGGGAAATGTTGCCATTACGGATCGATGCGGATGTCGCGCGATCCGCTCGACCTTCTCATTGCGGCGGAGTCCAAATCCTGCAAGGGCTGTGTTCATCAGTTCAGCCAGCAGGCGTTCGGCGAGATCATCACCGTTTGCACCAAGGTCCGCGCCGACGGCAAGCGGCACAACCACGGCAAGCGCTGCAAAGACTATCGGGGGGCATGATGAGTCAGGCTATATTCCGTTCCACCCGGCAGGCGCTGCACTTTGCCTACATGATCCAAGCTTACGAGGTCGGCGCCGAGAGCGTCATGGCGAAGGCGCTGCGTCGGATGATGAGAGAGGCCGGCATCGCCGAAGATGAGCATGAGGAATCAAGCATTGATTTCGGCGACCTCTCGCCGCTGGAAGTGCGGGCGCAGTGCGCG